TCATGTCAGGGTGGAACGTGTTAATAACAATCTCGACATCAACGAGGACTGCATGAGGGAACTGTTTAAACACTTCCTGGACACCTGGGATAACATGGACCTGGGAAGCAAAGCGAAAGATAGACGAGCTAAGAGGAAAATCAATGGCGAAACGATTAATGGATGATTTTTGGAACTGGGAGGACAAAAGAGACTCAAAAACCCGGCCCTGGGGGGCAAGAGGTTGAGCAACCGTGGGAGCGTTTGGGTTGGCGAGATCCATGAGATGAGAGAAGAAAGATGAAGAGAAAATTACGACTAACAAGACTACTTGATCACACTGGCACTAGAACTCATCCGAGTCGTCGTAGACAATCGGTGAGTCTAAGACGACAGGGGGCTCGTCAACGAGACGTTGTGTGAACACACCCACCAGTGAATCTCGAAGCAAAGACAGCTCATGACCTTGGAGAAGGGAGAGAGTGTAAGTGAGCAGCGGGACAAAATCTTCACCGGTGGGGTCAGAACTCACTTCCAAGTCGGAACCAAAGACGAGCAACTCCCTAGGCAAGCCCCTTCGGCGGAGGAAGTAACTGCAAAGAAGAGAGTGTGCCTCAGCATCACGAGGCTCAAGGAACTGGTGCAGGAGGTCACCAAGTCTGTAAGCGAAAGCAAACTCGTGGAAGTAGCTAAGGACTACCTTGTGAATGGTGGCCTGAGCACGATGGAAGATGAGTCTCGCGAGAAGCAGGGTTGGGCTCTTGAAGATGCCGTGGGGAGTCAAGCGCCAAGAGACGAAAGCTGGTTGATCGGTAATCTCCAACTTGAACTGGAGGGTGAGCTTTGACTCCCAAAACTTCCAGCTGGGACGCTCCTTAGGCACTGTGTTGAAAGCCGAGTCGTCGCCACCGAAGCAACAAACTACACCGCGGAGCTCGAACCGCAAATTGCTAATGGCCATGCTGCTGAGAGTGTTGAAAAGGAAGGTGCAGAACTCGCCGGTGAAACGCATGATGCCGAAGGAGCCGAGCCAACTTCTCAAATGAGTCTTAATCCAAATGTAATACTCTATCATAGGCTCAGGACAATTGAAGGCTCTCATCAAGCGCACCTCCATACCCAACATAGCACCATCCTGCCCCTGGTCGAAGGCTGTGAAGTCATTCGTGCCGCTCAGAACAGCCCTCCAGAATTTGCGAATGAAAGAGTCCAACTTGGCGGGGCTGCACTTGAGGTAGATGAGGATGTGCGGGGGACACAATGCCAGAATCTTATCAACAAGATAGCGACAGAGAGGACCTAAGTAGAACAAACACTCATCGGCGAAAACGGCAAGCGTCTGACCGGCCTTGGCGTCACCATGCATGGACTCAAGCTTAGCTTTGATCTCACTCTTCATGATGATGTTAACGACGTGAGCCTCCCATTCAGGTTGTGACCGAGCGCGAGCAGCATTTAACTGAGACAGGGTCTTGCTACTCAGGCGATTCTGCTCATTCTCCACAATCTTCCGCTCAAACTCAGCCTGATCCCAAGGGCAGGAAAAGTCCTTTGGCAGCTCAAGAA